CATAACCACCGCTGGCATGGTCTCCCCATCCATAGGCTGTATTCCAATTAGCTGAAGCATCTGCCACTATCCCATAAGTACCAGCAGAAGTTCGCTTTAATATGCCATTGGAGCCAAAGTCTCCATCTTGAACTACATCTGCATGAGAGGTCTCGTTCCCCGCTGTATTATCAGCAGTTGCATCGGTACACTTGGCATCAGTATAGGTTACGGCTATAGAACTTCCCTCCCATATTCCTGTGCCTATTGTCCCTACTGTAGTGATGGCTGTTTGTAAGAAATGCTCGTTGGCAGCGAAATCAACGAGGTTATCGTGGCTAATATCCCCCTCTAAAATAGCCCCAGTAGCAGCTAATGTTTGTTTAACAAAGGTGTTCGCACCAGAAGCTACGAGAAAGTCGCTAGCTGCACCAGCAAGAGAGTGAAGTATGTATTGCGTATGGTCATCATCTCCTAAGCCAGCCAAGCTACCGTGGTCAATTTCTGAATCTTTAGTTGTGAGATTAGTTGTTATTATCTGTAATCCCGTGGATACAGTAAGCCATGCTACAGAAGTTGCCGAGTTATCCCAGAAGGCAATCCTATCTCCGCCTGGGTCTGTGAGGCTTGTAATCGCACCTGAGCCATTATTTATGAGCATCCCTGCTGTGGTCATCCAGGGCCATGTCATAGCTGCTATGCTTGCATTTCCGAGGTATATTAGATTATCTGTATCTACGGCAGGAACGTCTGCGTCATACCCAATTACAATATTATTCTGGCCTGTAGTGAGGGTATCGCCAGCCTGGTATCCAAGGAATATATTCTGGTCGCCTGATGTAATATTTTCCCCTGCCTGATAGCCCACTACAACGCTCTTCTCTGCGCCAGTTATGTCATAGCCAGCCTTGTATCCTATAAGGACATTGTAATCTGCCAAATCACCAAAGTTCTGACCAGCATACGCACCCACACAAACATTGTAAGCTGCCCCAACTGGGGTGCTATAGGCATTTGCACCAACCCCCGCGTAGTATCCGACAAATGTATTGTATGTTCCGTTTACCAGGTTCCCCGTAAGGTCGCCTACGCAAGTACAGCCACTAGCGGCTTTAGACTGATAGCCAATCGCGACAACACCTACGTCATCGTTATTGTGGGCATTAGCTTGGTATCCAATAATAAGATTATCGCTACCGGTGCTTATTAAATCGCCAGCCTCAAAACCTATCGCTATATTTTTATCACCAGTTGAAGTTACTTCTCCAGCCCCATATCCGATAAAAACACTATCGCTCCCAGTAACATAGCGACCCGCATTGTATCCAAAGGCAGAATTTTGTGACCCAGAAGTCATGGTGTAGCCAGCATGTTTCCCAACTACAGTATTATTGTCGCCAGTAGTTAGAGAGTATAATGCCTGATACCCAACGGCGGTATTGTCATCACCATCACCATGATTACCAGCCCCGACTATCCCTTCACCGATAAAACTATTTCTATGGTCAGGATTCTGAACCCAAGCAGCGCTATCCATATACACATAGCCAGTAAGGTTTATGTCTCCATACACATCAAAGTCATAAGCGGGATTGATAAGCCCAACGCCAACCTTGCCCTTCTTATAGAATATAGAGCTTCCGTTCTTAGTCCATAACGACTTAACAAGGGCATTGACATCGCTGAAAATAAGCCCTGTTTGACCCTCATTTACGGTTGCGACCTTACCTGCGTTTCCCGCGTACTCTCCAAATGTATCATCTAGCTTCAGGTAGGTCATCCCCGTTATTTCGTTAATGGTTATGTCTGTATTGTTGGCAGGGATGCCTGTTCTTTCCGGAAGATCATCGTCAAGTGGTATCTCCTGGTTAGGCATAAAAAGACTCTTATTGAACTCAGGATTGTCAAAAGGGTTGTCTATCCGCTTCTTTTCAGGAGAATCGGAAGTCACATCCCAGGGGTTATTGTTCATTAGTCTGCCTGTATTTTCCTCTTTTTACCCATGGGAGCATGGAATATCTCAAATCTCGCTATCTTCAAATCCTCTCCTATCGCCTCTGCGTTTGTAAATTTCATAGCAAAAAATTTACCCCTTAAGCCCAATTCATCATAATTCGCGATGGGCCTCCTTATGTCCCTATCAGTAGCCGCCGGTGTATTGCCGGTCAAAGTAACGACTTTCATGCTGTCCTTATCAAGATTGAGGTAATAATTTACTGTAATAGTCATATCCGTTAAGCACTCGTATTCAAATTCCGCTCTCCGGAAGTGCTGGTATTTCTTAAGGTCAGCCCAGGGTGTCCTTGCCGTAGCCGTGTAGCTTACGCCAAAGTCCTGACTCCCGCTGTCGAACGTGCCTACATAGCCATCCCTTGTCCCCATATATACCTGGATTTCCTTGCTGGAGTCTCTTGCGACCGCAAAGCAAGAAGGCGTTTTAACAAAGCTAAAAGTGTAAAATTTCCCTGTTGTATAATTACAGACTACGGTTACAGCCGATCCGCTTGTTCTATCCGGGATAGACAGCATGACCTCATTCCTGCCCGCAAGCTGAACTGTAGTGATATAGTCCAATTTCGTCTTATCCATCGTTTTTAGCGTATCTCTCAGAGGGAGCGAGAACTTCGCCGAATAGGCAGACTGCCCATTAAAAGCCTCCCACCCCCTATAAGAGACAAAAAGGAGTAAACCATAAACCTCAATGAGCGACCAAGGGGCTATGTTCCCATATCCCTTACTCACTTCATAGATACCATATGCAGCGCTCAATTTCTTCCTAATCATGGAAATAGATTCCCGCTTAAAGATAAAGAGGTGGCTGCTGTATTCGGCTATTCCGGTTATCTCATCATCCTGCTCTCCCCGCCTTACGCTTACATACCTCGCTCCGGAACCGCTTTCATTGAACGCATCAGGAACAGCAAGCCTTGAATAATAGACTATATTCTCATCAGTCGCTATCCAAAGCCTATCGTCCCACCATGCCGAATACTTACCTAATGGGGCAATATCAGCATCCTCTTTCATAGCATCCCCAAGGGCGTGATCCGGGATATTATCCGAAAAGGTTGTCGTTGTGTTGTCGTTTATAATCGCTAAAAGGTAATAGCTTGCTCCTCCGGGCATAGTCCTGTATATCCTTCTCTGGTCTACCTGAGGATCGCTTGACGTTGGTATGCTCGTAAAGGTAACTCTTTGATTTATGGGAGTCGCTGAGAAAGCCTCGCAGGTTATGTCCCAGTATTCCGTTGCTGTGTGTCCCGTTGTTGCGTTCCAGTTGAGCTCTACTCCCCAGGGAAGGTACATTTTGCTTACAATCGGGAGGTCAGTCGCGTTCCAGGTCTCCCCCTCATCCTCTGACCATTCCATCGTATCCGTTGCTGCGGCCGCGTCTATTCTCACCCTTATCACCCTGTCATCTGCTCCGGTATACGTCCCGCCTGATGTTAAATCATTAAGCCCTGTGCCAGTGAAGGAAACCGCGTTTACAATGGATTTTATGGGGTTAGACTCTCCTGGGTAATTTTCACTACTTCTCGCATATGTTACAGCATAGCGGTATGTGCCGTTAAGGTTTCCACCCCCTGACTGAACCCCGCTCCCGCCTATCTTGATATGATCGAACCAAACGTCAGGGTAGCATGTTTCGTTGGGGGGTATGGCAGCTAAGGCCGTGCTTCCTGTTTTTACTTTTATGACGACCTGCGAAGCCGTCGCGCTTGCGTTATCAAAAGTCCCGCTTCCAACTTCTACCCCATCTTTGTAAGCAACGAACTTTGAGGCAGATGGGTTAGTCGTATCGACTGAGAATTTCCAATTAACCCACGCATCCTGTTTCGTCCGAGCTTTATAAAATCCTTCCCAAGCAACCCCGTTATAAAAATCCGACCAAGGCCCTGCAAAGCGTAACTGAAGCACCGCGGAGCCGTTATAGACATTAACAAGCATCTCCCCGTTCCAGGGAACGTAGCATAGCGCATCAAAGTAAACATCAAATTCAAGGTTATACACACTCCCTATGTTGCTGACTGTTTTTGACCTTTGAGCGTAATTTGTAGTCCCGGGGCTGTCATCATAGAGCCTAAGATACTTCTGGTCAGCGTCCGGACCTGCGGTTGAGTTTGGGTCTGAGCCCGAAACAAGCACCGATTCTCCGCTGCTATCCCCATCTACCCAGCCTGCTGTAGTCATTGCCGCCGTGCTTACGTAATCAAAATCCTCATCCAAAGGTATAGAGGCCGTTTCCGTGACGTCCACTTCTGTCAAGGTCGGAAGAGTATTGGGATTCGGGGCTGTTATCCCCAGTTGAACCTTTGTCCCATCAGCTAAAATCATAATGTTTTCAATCTCTGTTACGATTATCTGTTTACCCTGCACCTCAAGCACTTTTACCGGATGAGCTAAGGTTGAGTCCCAAGTGTGGATTGAAGCCCAAGCTGCCGCCCCTACCTTTCTCCAGACCTTATCTTCCGTTACTACAAGCTGGCAGAAAGCCGGGGTGCTATCATAATAAGTTGTAAACCCAAATACATCATGCGCTCCTATAGCTGTGTGAATTGCTGCTATATCTGCTGTGCCGTTCCTTTTCTCTATCCTATTGCCGCCCTCTGATGTCCTGAAATTATCAAGCGTCACAAATGAAGAAAGGGGTAGATCCACCACGGAGCGAACCTCATCAAGCCCTCCGCCAAGAGGGGCTTCAAAGCTCTTTATGCTCGGATTACTTTCAAATCCCACGGTTATCTCCAGTTTGGATCATAGTCTGTCCTTTCCCTTGTCCCGCCAAGGTCTGTCTGTGAGCCTCTTAAAAACCTGGGCTGAGACTGGTTCCTAGCTCCCAAAACACCCGTTACTCTCTTAAGCTTCATGGCATAAAGACCCCCAAAGGAGTTCTTGTTGTCCCCAGTCATAACCGCAATTAATTCAGCCGCTTTATAAACAATCAGCCTATGAGCAACCCTTGGGATATAAGTTGGCCCTGCGTCAGCCATAGCCGCTATTTCCGCCGCTACGAGCCAAAATTTAGCATAATTGGTTACGGCCGCGCTTGGAGTGGGGACAAAGTTGATGACATCCCCTTCTCTATAGAAGTGTACGGGCTCAGGGTCGGTCTGCCCTACGTATTCATATGAGTCCCTATCTGTTATGGATATTTCATAAATCGGATAAGGAGAGCCGTCTGAGACGTTTTTTTGAGCAGACCAGATTTGCAGGTATTCCGTGGTAAGCGTGTAATTTTTGGTATCAGCGACAAGGGTAACGTCCTCATCTGTCAAGAAAGACTCAGGAAGGTATTGAACTAAATCAAGAACAACATCTTCTGCCGCATCCGTGATAAAGTCATCAAGGATTAAATTATCCGCTGCTAATAGGGCGCCCGTGTCTGTCGAGTATTCCTTTATAATGTTGTGTACTGCCGTTCTTATCTGTGCCTCGGTCATTCTTTCCTCCCATTGTAACGGAATGTTTACCGCTAAATTTGTGAAAGTCTACCAATGCCTCGGCTAAGAGTATTCTGTTTACCAGCTTTCTTTTTTCTTTTTCTATCTTATTTTGCGATATGATCCAGTTGAGATACTTCACTCCACCGTAGATGCTTCCCATATATCTTCGCTGCCTCATGTTCTCAATCGCCTTTGGAGTAAGCGTGAAATGGGTCGCAACAACCGGATCGTGGAACACGGCTGTTTTCCCTGTGTGCTTGTCCTTTATTTCCTGGTGCATCTTTCTTTTTATCTCAAAATATTCATAATGTTTATTCCAGTCAACAAAATAAGAAGGGTCGATCGTCTTTAAGTCCCGCAAAAACCAAGCCGGGACAACCTTCCCTTTTACTATTTTAGCTTTTGGCATTTTAAATTTTTATATCCCTTATTTTCCTACAGAGGCCGAGCATGTCAGCAAGTAACTCGCCGGCCGCATCAGCGATCTCATAACTTCGCCTTAAACACCTTACTTCCGCTTTAGAAAAAGTAAAGGTTTTGTCTTTCTTCACGTTCCAGGTGATACCTGCCGGGTTCTTTTGAAACTTGATGTCTTTTTTCTCTGCTTCCCCAACCTCGGCTTTTTTCTTAATATCTTCAGCAATTTCAAGGTCAGCCATGCTTCCCTTCTTTAGCAAAAAAGCAGGGAGCATTACCCTGTCCATAATGCTTAATTTAATCTTCACACCCTCGATCAGTGTTTTTGGTGCGGTCTTTTTTTTATCAGCCATGTTTATCTCCTTTTAAAGAGAGGGGGTTTTCGCCCCCTCCCTTATTTCTATTCGCTTACTTTCTCAAAATCGTCATTAGGTCAACAGACCCCCGTTTCCATAAGAACCGTTTGAACTACGAACGCCTGACACGGCAGTCGAGGCTTCTATGAAGTTTTTGCACTCGTCAATAACTCCTGCGTTATCGTCAATTCCAATAACACAGGTCTGCCCTGCCCCCATAATGGAGGTATCCCTTACAATAAAACTGTTCCCAACTAAACTCGTGTGAGTATAAATCCCGGTAGCTGAACACTCCGTAATTAAGCAATGGTCAATGTCAATCATGGTAGCCTTGTCTCCACCGTTTGTATAGGAAAAATATATCCCATTATCAGCATTGCAGAAATGACATCTCCTGAACGATACTCTTGTCGCATCTGAAGTCCAAAAGGCATAAACAGCCGTGGTGGCAGCAGGCAATCCTGAAAATAAACAATCCTGAAACAAAACATTATTGCAGTCGGACGCATCAAAAGCGGCCGCAGTATCTACGGAATGAAATCCAATGTTGAAGAATGAAGAGTTAATGCACGAGCCAACGTCAACAGCATCGCCTGTAGCTGGCAAGATTTTCACCCCGTTTTGCCCATCCCGAGTATCAAACCCAAGCCCGATAACAGTAGCTCCATAGGGAAGCGATGTAAGGTTCTCAGCATAAGTCCCCGGGGCAATGTACAATGTATCTGAATTTGACCACGGAGAAGCAGCCCAGTCAATTCTAGCGTTCATAACCGTCACGGCTGCTGCGATAGTCTTCTTCGCTCTTGTTGGGAGCAACCCGGTATAGTCGTCGTTTCCGGTTTTTCCGTCAACATAATAAACATTTCCCCACGGATGATTGTTAAGGTTCTTTGCCAAAACGGAACCCGTAAGGTTAATATTGTCGTCAATCGTAATTCTCCCGCCCACGTTTGGGCCTTTTAACCAACTCATTTTATCTTTCTCCTTGCCATAAATATTCTTTCCCTAGCAGGCCGAGCTCTATGGCGACCCCGACGCCTGCCTTTTCGTTAAAGTCTAAAATAAACATATGCTTTGGCGCTTGATGTAATAGCGCTACACTTGAGTCCCTTTACCCTTCTGCCTTCGTGTCCAAAATCAAGAGGTACTGGTTTCGTATCACCGGTAATCCCTCCCGCTTTAAGATAAAAAGCATCTTCACTACCTGCGTCCTGAAAGGTTATCGCATCATTAATCGCATTGGGTATAAGGTCTATCCTCTGAACGTAAATTGTTCCTGTAAAATTCGTAAGCGCGCCGGTCTCGTCAACTACCCAAAGCATCGTATTTGTGTTTAGTGCGTTACTCATGTTCCTCCTTGAAAGAGCTTATAGGGGGCCTTGACAGCCCCCTTTTCGCTCTAGCAATCTATTTAACAAAAAATCGCTCTCGTTAAGTACCTACTGTAAGAGTTCCGGATGTAAGTGCCAAGCCAACAAAGGAGGTTCCATTTGAAATAACAAGAATAGCCTGTCCTATCTGGTGACTGGCCGTGCTGAAAGCTACGGAGTCTGCGGCTAAGTCGTTGTACGCAATAAGTTTATCTACTGTGCCATTTGTGATTGTCATGTCCTGGTCTACCATATTAACAAAAACTGCGAACCAACCCTTTGTGATGCTGGTTGGTAGGGTGTAAATGATGGCTCCAGTATCACCAGAATTGGTGAATACTGTACCTGAATCGGATTGCAGCACGGTATAGTCTGCTGTTTTGTTCTGGATTCTCAAAAGGACCTTTGGGCCGGTTGCCTCATTTTGGGTTAAATCAAGGAGGGTAGTCAGCCTTAACTTCGCCATTTCCTGATTTGCACTTTGTAACATATTATCCTCCTTAAGTTGCGGCGTGCTTGACATCATAAAGCTTGCCAAGTGCCCTAGGTTTAGTTGTACCAAAATTATAATACCAAACAAGACTTGCGACTGTTTCGTCTTTTCCCTGTACGTGCGTCAAAATTCCATTGTCTCCTGGGAGCCAGGTCATGCCGTTTTTAGTCGGGGCATATACCTTTAAAACGCTGTCGTCGATTGCAAATATCTGATTGTCTGGACAGTCAGTGTCATAGATTATTGGGATTTTCCCTTTGCGCCCACCATAAAAAGCGAGCCCTTCGGTACCGCCCCAATATATCTTTTCGTTCGGCATCATCTTATCTGCTTCCCACTTCTCATACATAGAGTTCCATATAGGAGCGTTTGTGATAAGAGCGTTTACCCTACCGAATTTCTCACATTCCTGCACGAGCTCTAAAATCTTCCGGTTAGTGAACACTCCATCTTCCATGTCTACTTCCTGGGCTTGTGCCCAAGTATTCGTGGCCCTGTCTACGCCCTGAAAGTCTGTTGATGTAATTCCCGTGAGGGGGTCTGTAGCCTCAATTATCCCGCTTAAGCCTTGAGGAACACCGGTTCCTGCGGCCTGGGATGCGGCATAGGTATCGTGATCGAAAATCCACGAGTCGTTCGATGCTGTAACTGAGGTGGTCATCTCCATAGTTGCTGTCCCATCCCCGGAATCGGTAAGGCTGGATATCTCTACATCCTCTGCTTCGAGGTTCCCGCTTGTATCGTAAATGTCTACTCCCATCCCGTCAGCAATGTAATTCCCTGGATTGGTGTAGTAGTTGCTGTCTTGTCCAAATGACGGCCCGTTAATAACAACGGTTGGGTCATTAGAGGTCGCAGCACTTAACTGTGCCAAACGACCTGATCCATCTCCCCAAAACTGCTTGTTGAGTTTATTTGACATATAGATAGTGATTGCTTGTATCTCTGATTCCAGGATGTCCATTACGGCGCCCTCTCCCTTACCACAAGCGATGGCAAGGTTGTCGAACTGGAGCTGTGCGTACATTCCACGTTTCATGTATAGGATAAACTCGTCATACGTGCCCTGCTTTGCAGTAGGCATCGTTGTACTTGAAGATGGCCTTGCGCTCTTAGGTGAGGCTGTGAGCGCCTTAAATACGGCATACTTTCCGGCCATGTGTTGCGTGTCTGTCTTGAATCTATCGTATATTGTAGTGTTTTCTCTTATCTCAACATTAAGTCCAGGTAAGATGTATTCTAAAAATAATTTGTCTGTAGCGTCTGCGCTAAGATTTAAAATACTCAAGATTAGTCTCCTTAAAGATTTATTTTGTTAAACCATAATTTTTCCTCCCAGTTCGTGCCGCCTTTTCAAATGCTTCGGCAATGTCAGGATCTTTAAGGCCTTTTCTAATTCCATCGGATAAACCTTTAAAACCTTCTTTCTTCCCTTCCTCGCGGGCTGCGTCCGGTCTCGCCGGAGTTGCAATGGGCGCTGACGACTCCTCTTGACTCTTGAGGTAGGTCGCTATAGCTGCCTGCCCGATCTCTTCGACAACTTCAGGGTGAGACTCGGCAATAGTAGCTGCCGTTGGTTTCTCTGAGTTGTTGCCAAATTTGGTTTTATAATGACTTTCAAGAGCGTTCATATCTTTTGCGGTCTCTTGCATAAGAGCCCCGATAGAACGTGGCTTGAAATTTTTATCCTGCCTTTGTTTCATTAAATCCTTGTTTGCTTTCACCGAAACTAGTCCGGCAAACACATTCTGGGTCCTGTTTTCCCCTGATTCCTTATCAACAACTTCTTCAAATGGGAAGTCCTCGCGGGCTTTGCTAAGGACGCTATCAAGTTCCACTTTTGCGTTTTGAACGGAGCTTTTAAGGCTCTCGCTCTCCAGCAATTTGTTTTTGCCTTTCAGGGTTGCAAGTTCGCTATCCATCTTCTTGAGCTTGTCAGCTATTGCAGGGTCCATGGTCTCATATTCCAAATCGTTCACAGGGTTTGTCTTCCCCGGTTCGGTATTGGGTTGGCCGCCCTTTAAAAAATCAACAAGCTGGGTCAATGGTTCTTGAATCTTCGTGAACTTATCTTCCCTTTCAGCAAGGCTCTTTTCCCAATCGGAGTCTTTCTGTCTCTCCTTGGTCATATATAAGCCTTTCTGCGCAAGTTCTCTGCGTTCTTCCTCGGTATAGATAGGGTGCTTTTTGCCGTTGACAGTCAAGACGTCAATGGGGACTCTCGTCTCCTTGGTGGTCTTTTTGTCTCCGTTATCACCGCAATCAACACAAGGCTTTTTCTCGGCTTTGGTCTCTCCTTTTTTGACTTCAGATTTAACTGAGTCGTCAAATAGGTTCATTTCCTCGGCATACTTTCCTAAATTCCCTTCCTGGAAGAAATCAGTTTTCGGCATCTTATAGCCGTCAACCGCTTTCGCTTCAGGCTTGGCTTCTGGTTTGGCGCCAGAGGGCTCGATGTTCTGAGCTTGTTCTGTTACTTCTTCAGCCATGTTATACTCCTTAGACGCCCGGTAAACCGGGATGGTCTTATATTACTTTTTCTTACTAATTACTTTGGTGCGCGACGGGTAAATTGTACTTGTTGTCCCGTCATCATTTTTCTTGATTATCGGTTTAAATTTATCAACTTTCTTTTTTTTAGCCATTATTTTCTCCTTGCTTTTTTCTTGACCGGCTTACAGCCTCCAAGCTTCCGTCCGCCCCTAGGTACACTAGGCTTATAACTCCTCTTTCTCGGCCCTTTCTTGTCCCTATCTGGCATGTTATTCTCCTATCCCGCTTAATCCCCAATAAGGGCCAGCGTCAGAGGTGGGGATGGTAATGGTATCGTCAGGCGGACAATCTTCCACCAAGCTTACCCAACCCTTGCCGTTACAAGAACGACAGGTTTCAACCCCGCCTGCTGAAGTCCATTGTCCAGAGGTCTGTCTGTAAAAACCCTCATCCACTAAACCATTCCCACCACATACGGGACATCTTGCTGCTTCCATTATTTTCTCCTATAATCCTGACCCAGGCGAGGCCATTGGGCTTCCTCCGGCCGGTCCAGGTGGTTTAGGTCCGGGGGCTCCCCCGGCTCCTCCGCCCCCAAGCGGTGCCTCTCCAGGATGTCCTGCTGTCTCGCCTGGCATCCCGCCTTGCTGTGACCTTAGTAATAACTGTAACCACAAGAAATGTTCCTCAATGTGTCTCTGGAACTTCTCTTTGCTGTCATCCGGAAGGTCATCATACTCTTCACTCTTAACGAATGAGGTATGTCCCTCAAGGTGAACGCCATGGTCGTCATGCTTGTATATCTTACTTTTAGCTTCCCCGGCTGAAATTTCACCAAATCCGGGTAACTGGCTAATTGGTATACCGTTTATAAAGTTTTCAAATTCCGGCAATTTATCCCAAGAGCCGTCAATGATAGCTTGGTTCTCTCTCTCTACTCTCTCCAGGTCAGCTATGTCAGACCTAAGCTCCGCTTCTGCTGTGCCAAGGTTCATCACCTTAAGCACTTTAAGCCGGTCTTCCTCTGAAAGCATACCCTTCTCCCACATCTCCATATAAAGCCTCTGCTGGATAGCGCTTGACTGATTAAGCGATACTCCAATCTCAAGTCTTACATCAAAATTGTTGTTCAAGTCAACCTTGCTGTAATAATTTATCATAGAGTGTCGGGCTTCTCCAAGTATCTTCACCATCCTTGGCATCGTGTAATGCTGGTCCATGATCTGAAGCCTTAGCTGCGCTTCTTTGACTATCGTAGAGTTGATCCGCTTCATCATAGGAGCAAGCTTTTCGCTCTCTTGCTCTAACATCTGAGCATAAAGTGACGAAGGCGCCCTGGAAGCGTACTGGGGCAACCGGGCATAACTAACCTCATGGATATTCGATACCCTGTCCACGGAGGCGATAAGGAAATCCCTGTAAGCTGTTACCTGGCTTGAAAGCTCAGGCATATTGATTGTCCTCGGTTCTCCCCTTGAAAAGTCTACCTCGACTATCTCGAAAGAGTCCACAGTCAGGGAATTAGCTCTCTTGAGCGCTCCTTGGCCCACAGCCATCTTGGGTCTCCAGGATTCTATATGCTCTGATATCATGGATATCATGCGGTTAAACTCTCGCTGTATCGGCTGGATAAAGAACAATGGGCCTTTGGGCCAGAACGAATAATTAGATTTTCTAAAGAAATAGAAAAAGTAATTTCTTTTCGCTCCGGGAGTGGGGTTCTTCCCTGCATAAAAAACCTTATCAGCGCAGGTAACGATAAACCTTCCCTGTTTATATGTGTGATTCTTAAAGTCCCAGAACTCGCGGATTATAAATGTCTCGGCTTCATCGTCAATTTCGTCTTTCTCAAAGTACATGCCTTCTCTTTTTGAAGACCTGTCTTCTACTATCTGGTCAAGAATCTCATTTGTGACCTTCTTATATTTCCCGAAACACCTTAAAATCTCATCCCTCGAAACTTCCTTTGGTTCAACCATCCACCTTATGCCGCTCTGTTTTTTAGCTGTCGGGTCAGGCCTGACATTGAATATCGGGACAACAACGCCCTGCACGTCTCCGGGTTCTTTCGTTTTTTTACTTTCATCAACTTTCCCGTCTGCTTTGGGGGCAACCGTCGCGTTTAGGTTAGTGTCCCATGTCCATTTTTTGCAGCATATCCCAAGCCTCGTAAGGTCATATTTGGCCTCTTCCATAATCTCTGCATGGTCAATGGTGTAGTCGTTAAAATCAATAAGCTTGGTTGCAACCTGGGCGCCTTTAATGTCCTTCTGCTCCCCCGAGTTTGGTATGCCAGCTATTTTGTGAAAGAAATTCAGCTTCCCCTCTATGGTCTCAACAAGGGGTTTCATTAAGTTTATAACGACCTTCTTTTTCCTGAGCTGCAAATTAGCGCTGCTTATTCTACTTGTTTTTGAGTTCCATGTCGTATACTGTTCGCCCTCTTCCCACTTCAAAAGCTCCCGCCATTTGCCATGCCAAGCCTTTACAACGGGGTGATCTGTGACCTGTTTTTTAGTCCAGTCCGCAAACTCTTTTTCTGTTTTGGATATGCCGTCGATAAGAAACCAGTCCACCTTTTTTTCTTTCTTTTCTTTTTCTTTCTTTTCTTTTTCAGCCATTGTTTATCCTAAAACCTCAAATCATCCTCTGTCGGTTTAAAATCGTTATAATCCTTTAAGCTCTGCTCGGAGGCCGCTAACTGAACCTGTAGGTATTTTGATAGATTTTCTACCATCGGCTGCAAAAGCTCAGTATTCTCAGTTATGTTATTATTCAGTTCAGCTAAGGAATCAGCCATCTCGGCAAGCATTTGTGAATTGAGCACTCGCCTGGTTTCGCATCTTTTCTTGTATTCTCTCTGTTCCTTTAGTTTTTTAGTAAACCATATCATCATACATACTCCTCTGTGATATTATTAAGCATGGTTATCCGGTTAAGCTCTGCCTCAAAGACGTCTTCCTCCTCTTCGGCTCGGCTTCTTTTAATTCCCCGTTTAGGCGGAATCATAACCTTCAAAACATAAGCCAAGGCGTCGAGCATGTCCACGTAATTACAGTCGGGATAGGAAAGTGCCTGGTTCTCAAGCTCTTTCATGCCTTCTCCGAAAAGAATACGCCCTGTTTCAAACCACTGTTTAAGCCTTAATATCCGCTTTTCCTTGGGCTGGTTGTCGTGCATGACAAAGGAAAAATTAAGCTTTGGCGCTAAATGTTCCATTGTGTCTGCTATGGTTATTGAGTATTTTTCCTTCTCAACAAAGATATCGTCGGGATCGTAAAACTCTCTCATCTCGTCCATCATGTCTATTAGTTGTTTCGGGGTTATCCAGTATTGGCCCGCATGGAGGATAAATATTGTTCCGGCCGGATTAACATCGCATACAATTATCCCTGTCGGGCAGTTGTGTTGCTTGTCGTCTGTCCCCGCGGGATCGACTACCATGTATCTTGTGTAGCTCTCGGGCAGGAGTCGCCAATGCTTTATCCACTCTTCCTTGCAAAGCAAGTCGCCCTCTTCCGGACATTTGAGTTCATATTGGGTTGAAAAGATAGCAGCTCCCTGTTCTTCTCTCAGCTCTTTATAATCAGCCCAGGTAAACATTTCCGGAAAAGTAAGGATGCCGTATTCTTTTTCAAGGTCAAGTCTCCCCAGTTCATCCGGAAGAGCATAGGGCATTATAAATTTATCATAAGACTTAACTTTAGTGGTTATGTAATTTATCAAATCCCTCGAGTCAAAGGGGGTGCCAACGTCAACTTCAAGCCCGATGTCGTGCTTTTTATAGCGAGTTATAATTGATTTTTGGTAGCGCCATTTCCTCTTGATATTCCCTCTTTCCACGTCTGAATGGGCATTGTCATCGTTTACTAAATCATCGTTAATCATTATCGTGTAATGCCGGGAAACCTGCCGCGTATCAAGCGAGGCAACGTGGAACCTTATCCATTTATACTCTATTTTCTTCATCGACCAGCGCTTATAGGTGTTATCTGTTGGGTCAGGCAATCCATCGGGGAAAATCCAGCGATAGAAAATTCCCTGTCTTATCGTTTCCCTTACGTCTTCCATGAACGATTCTGCGTTTTCTTTGGTAGCGGTGTTATAAACGATTGAGATGGGCTTTTTATTGACAAGCGCCCAGGTGAGAAGGTAGATGACATAACCGACAAGCACGGTGGTTTTGTATGATCCCCGGAAGATAGATATAAACTTTTTCCTGCTGGGGTTCTTTTCGAGGTTCAAAAAATCACATAGCAACTTATGAAGTTTTCCGAAATCCTGGAACTTGTCTTTCCAGCACTCTCCCAAAACGACTTTGCAAAGATAAAAAAGACTCTTGCACTCTCGCCGCCAATCTTCCCGCCTTTGAACCCTAGAGGGGTTCAATATCGCAACTTGCTCCATTGTCCTCCTCGGGTAATATGTCTATAATGTTCTCTCCCTTAATTTCCTGGATTTTCTTAACAGTCTCCAGGGAAATCGTAACATTCTTGTCTTCTTTCGAGTCAACCCTGACTCTTTGAGTCGGGGCGACGTCGTGCATGCCGTAGCCCAGCTTTATCGCTTTTAATCTCACGGCATCATCTGGTTCATCTGGGTGTGCCGGGCTCATCGCTCCAAAGGCGATCCGCGTGTGCTCTTTTATAAGCCCTCTAAGGGTAAGCTTCTCTTTGTCAAGTAGGTCCCTGAGCGTTCCCTTTGCGTTTTTTGTAAGCTGTGAAAAAGATGAGTTTGGTGAATACCCAGCCCGAACCATACATTCTTTTCTCTTGTCTGTGCTGTAGCCTGTGGCTTGCCAGAACTTAAGAAAGGTTCTCTGCCTTACTGTCGGGCTTGTTGACATTACAGCGCCTTTGGCTTCCCTTTCCCGGCAGTTTTGCCCTGGTTCGCTGAGGTCAAGGGCTGTTTGTCCTTAACCTGATCCCTAAGCTCTTCCTGGATAGCCGTTAAGCTCATGGCCTTCCTCTCGCCTTCCGGGGGCACCTCCGGTCTTGGGTCTCTTTTTGAGGGCCTTGGCCGGACTATGCTGTCCCTGTGGGTTTTAGCCTTAAATTCTGTTTTACCGCCATCTGCCTTTCCGCCCAACTTTTCGATCTCACCTTCCATCTCAGCAAGCCTTTTTTTCAGATAGGCGTTTTCCTGTTCAGCCGTCATCTTGATTTTAGGCCTTTTGTGAACCTCAAAAAATCCTCGGATACTGGCAAGGGGAACGCGATAGAGCGTTGACCCGTGAATCAGGTCAAAATCCTCTCCCTTGTCTTCTGAGTTTACAAACTGTCTCAGTAATTGGTCTTTGGTAAAATAAGTCGATCCCGATATTTCCTCGAATAATTCCTCAACATTCACATGCCTGGGTTCATCCATTTTTTACTCCTTTTTTTTTGTTATGCGCCCGGTATAGGGCTTTGAGATACTTCTTAGCTCCCTCGGTCGACTGAGAACAGCCTACTTTTTCGCCAATAGAGCCGTCTTGGTTTTTCTTATGGATACATTTACCCTTTTGGCGATAAGGAGCCATATCCCTTTAAAGATAAAGCGGGATAAGCTTCTTGTCAAGGATTACTTTCTTTTTATTTTTGCCTGTTGGGGTAATTGCCCCGACGACAACTCCCATTTAGGCAAGTTTACCGAAAAGGCAACGTGGAGTGCCGTCGAGGACTTATAAGGGAGTGAGTGAAACGTCTTTCTTGTGCCTTTCCGGGGTGATTAACTCTTTATTTGGGTCTTTCTTTTCCTCTTTCTTGGGTTCTTTTGGCTTCTTTTTTATCGGCCTAACAGAGTCGTTAAACTCTTTAAACTTCTTCTGAGCCTCAGCCACGTCCTTGCCATAGACAAAGCCTAATCCGGCCTTATCTACAGCTTCAAAGAGCCCCATAAGGATATCATGGATCACGCATTGGTTGTGGACGATCACCTCATCTACGGTGAGCTTATCGTGTTCCTTGTCCCGTATTATTCTATTTGCCATGTTCCCTGCATGTTTTTATGATTTTTTCCCCATGTTCTTTGAGTTTTTCGGCTATCTCAACACAACTGACAACCGCCATTATTGCCTCTCCGCCTTCCTCAACGAAATGGAATCTCATTTCCCTTGTTGGGGCCAGGAGGATCTCTTCTGAAAGTCGCATAAGTAAACCATAGGGAGTAAGATTAAAGCCTGGGGTTCTCTCTTTAACCAGCTCATATAGCTCATCAAAGTTTACCTTTTTTACGACATAATCAACTGTCTTCACTTCTTTGAATTTGACTTCTTTCACTTTTTCTCCTCGGTGTGCTTCTCAAAAAATACACTATACTGATCGAAAAACAACTTTCTAAGCTCACGCGCTGCCTCTGTTATGTTATGGACAACGAGGGTTTTACACCCGACCTCTATGATAAAATGTTCCCTGTCTGGTGTTTGGATGGTCAGGGTGACGCTGCGAGTACCCGCGCTAACAAATTTGTCACCCCAGGCCGATGCCTCATCAATAACGAAATCGCCAGGGATGCCCTTCTGCCTCTGCTTACTCTCTAGCCCCGCCAACCCTATAAATCCATGCTCGGGCACGCCTGGAATCCTTGGGCCGGACGTTCCATTGCCCTCGGCGCAATTAGCCGTGGGTCTGCGTTGTCGGTCAGCAGCGGTCTCTACGCCAGCGGGATAGCCAATGGCCCCCAAATCGAGGCCTGGAATCCTTGGGTCGAGCGTTCCATTGCCTTTGGCGTATTTATTGGGACCATAATCAGCCTCTATCCGCTTATTTAATGCCCTTGTGAGCTCATGGTCTGTAAGCTCATGTTTTCTTGTTTCTTTCTTTATCTTTTCCTTGTCTATCATTTTTCTTGTTTCTTTCATTTCTTCTCCGCCCTTTAGGTTTTTTTCATAAACGTAAATTGATCCGCTACCATAAAAACCCCTTAAGCTACCGTAGCCGTCAGCGGTTAATTTATATCTCCAATTAGGGGCCTCGTGAGTCAAGATATCTTCAACCACAAACTTCTTTTCCTGGTCTTTAAAGTCTATCAACCCAAAGCTAAAGTCATGGCCACATTCTATCTTCCCCTTTAGGGTTATCTCGTCGCCTATTTTATACTTGGGCTTGTCTTCCATTTACTCCTCCTTTAATAGCTTACGAATCGCCACTGCTCTCTCATCCCGCTTAGCCCATCCATGTATCGCTAAAAATAGACACATCCCGTCAAACCATTTCAACATATCCTTCCTGGTTGGTTCTTTCTTTGTCTCGTCTTCCATTTACTCCTCCACTGCTGTTGATATTCCATGCCAGTCTTCGCAGACGACTAGCCCTCCATTAAGCAGCTTTAATTCTTTTTCAACAATTACCTTTGCTTTTTTTTTGTTCTTTGCCTTTACTTCAAAGCCAAGGGTTACCTCAAGTCTAAATTCTTTTAATTTCATTTCAGCCCCGCCTTTATTCCCCTGATAAATGCTCTAACCCTATCCCAGTCAAGCTCCCATTCCTGCATACACTCCATTGCAACCCCTTTGCTTTCGGCTGTTTTCTGTAAGCAATCTAACGGCATATAAACAGACATAGCTGATCTTCCCTTTGCTTTGTATTTGCTGTGCAATAGTCTCTGAGCTAGGAACGTCTGCTGGCTATCGCCTACGTGATATGGCCCTATCCCCGGACCTTTGCCAATTAGTTTATCATTTTCATCAGAACCGCACCCACAATCCTCGTGATACCGCTGTGGTGTACTTTTTGGAAAATTAGCACCCAGGCTTGTATCAACTCTACCATCAAGCATATTTTCAGGACAACTCATCACGTGCATCTCCACAACTATTTTTCTTCTTCCGTTTCTCAAAAACCTACCCTGCCCTAATCTATAGCCCCTGAATTCTTTGGTTTCGTCATAAGCGAAAGGAAAAAGCATCCATTCGCAAGTATCGGTGTTTAATATCCATCTGCTCACATCATCTTTCTCTGGGAAAAGATATTGTATGCCATCGAATAGATCTACGTGCCATTTGGCGTACATAGCTCCCGTTGCATTGTCGCCATGATTGTTAAGCTCATTATTTGCTTTTATCCAAGGCATAGAATCTGAGCCATAACGATATTGAATTGCTTTTATTAATCGCCTAACAAAAACAACCTGGTGTATTAAAGCGGTTTTTTCCCAAAAAGAAGTTATCCCCTGTAAATTATTCTTGAAAGCCCATTGAGTATAAGCAGTTGGGAGCGGGCATATTGAAGGCTCTAAGTCCCAGCGATGGAGAATTTCAAGAAAGATATTAAATCGCTTCCACCATTTAGGTTCTCCACTGTTGAAATTAACTTTACCATTTACAATCTCAAATGGAATCTTCTTGTTTGAATACCAGTTACCCGCCTTCCCGTTACAGACCCAGACCCAGAAATCTACAACGCTAAACCCTTCCCTGCGGATCCTCTCTACTGTACGGTTTAAATGTCCCGTCCACTCCTCTAAATCCTTATCCTTCCAGCTTCCGTGCATAAACCAGAGCAGGATACCAAGCCCTCCATAATGGGCTTGTTTTAGTGACTTTGGGAGTGGCGCGGGTTCGTCATCCTCATCATAACCACTCATCTCTGCTGTAATCTCTGCGATCTCTTTTGTCGTTTTCTTTATATCTTCACGGACAGCAACGCTTTCATCACCCTTGGCTCTTTTC